GGACTACTAACACACTGCCTGCAATAAATAACGTAGAAGGTATTGCGCTTTCAGCTGGTAGCTTTGGCGGTAGGTTTGAGGCTTCAAGAGACGGCGGAGAAGCAGTATCAATCAATCGTAAAACTGATGACGGGTCGTTAATGTCGTTTAAGAAAGACGGCTCCACAGTCGGTAGTATTTCTGTTACTTCATCTGCAACGACTTACAACACCTCTTCAGACCAACGCCTCAAGGACAACATCGTAGACGCGCCTTCTGCTTCTGACGACATTGACGCTATCCAAGTACGTTCGTTTGACTGGAAGGCTGACGGTTCACACCAGAAGTACGGCATGGTTGCTCAGGAACTACAAGGCGTCGCACCAGAGGCTGTGTCTCAGGGCGAAACCGAAGAAGACATGATGGGCGTAGACTACTCAAAGCTAGTGCCTATGATGATGAAAGAAATTCAATCACTACGTGCCAGAGTTGCACAACTTGAAGGAGAAAACTAATGGCTACATGGACTATTGCAAACCTTGAGCGTAATGTGGCAGACGGCGGTGTAACCGTTGCACACTGGCGTGTTACTGAATCTGAAACTGTTGGTACTGGCGACGACGCTGTTACCCACACTGCCTCTGCATACGGCACTGTAGGCTTTACACCTGACGCTTCTGCTGATGACTTTGTTGCTTACGACAGTCTGACAGAAGAAGTTGTTATGGGCTGGGTACACGCAGAGGTAGACCAAGACGCTACTGAAGCGGCACTGACGGCTAACATTGAAGCACAGAAGAACCCTGTGTCTGCTGATGGTATGCCTTGGTAATGCCTGAGATTGATGACAACACCAAGGTATCTATACCGCTAAGGAACTTAGTTGCTCTTGGTGCTGGCATCGTTATGGCTACTACTGCTTACGTAACGCTAGACACTCGTATCATCTCTATTGAACATGGTCAGGAAATACAGAACATGAACATACTGGAAAACTCTGCGTTTGTTCGTGAATGGCCTTTGGGTATGCGTGGTGCGTTACCAGACGACCTAATACAGAACGCTAAGATTATGGCTCTGGAAGAACGCAACGTAGAGATACACGAGTTACGCAGGCAGCTAAACAAGATTGAAGTAGAGATAGGTAAACTAAATGCACAGGTAACTGTGGAGAACCAGAGCGGTAAGGAATAGTCATGTCGGACCTAGAGCAAGCAATAAGTCGGTTAGAAGCTCATGAGCGTGAGTGCAGCATTCGTTACGAAATGATCCAGATGCAACTGGACGCACACAACCAACGCTTTGACAAACTAGAGAAGATGATGACAGGAGGCTTTGCGTCTATTGCTATCATCGTCACTATGGCTATTGCTATCTTGGAGTTTGCTCGATGATTGAGTCGCTCATAGGGCCTGTCACAGGGCTTCTAGACAAGTTTGTGCAAGACAAGGACCAGAAGGCTAAGCTGGCTCATGAAGTTGCTACAATGGCTCAGAGACACGCTCAGGAGCTTGCTAAGGCACAGCTAGAGGTTAACAAAGTAGAAGCGGCACATAAGTCCTTGTTTGTCTCTGGTTGGAGACCTGCTGTTGGCTGGTGTTGTGTCTTGGGTATGATGGGTAACTTTATGGTTATACCGTTTACCAACTTTGTACTAGCTCTGTTGGCTATTGAAGTCACTATACCACTCATTGACCTAGAGACTATGATGCCTGTACTAATGGGTATGCTTGGTCTTGGTGCTATGCGTTCTTATGAAAAAACCAAGGGCGTATCGAGGGAAAAGTAAATGGTACAAGCTACTAATCAAGGAATGTTTACTAACCAGCCGTCTGCGCCGTCATCAGGCTTTGTGTACGTTATTGGTGATAGAATATTCAATACAGCAGAAGAAGCTAAACAGTATCTTGTTAAAAATCCTAAGGCTGGCACAATTTCGCGTGTACCGTTTCAGAATGTAACTGACCCTACAAAAACTCAGCCCGGTGAAACAGCACCGTGGGATCCTAATGCGCCAGCACCAATACCCGCGCCTGCGCCTGAGCCTACTAAGCAAGCCCCTATTGTTCTTAATCCACCTGCGCCTCCAAAGACAACCAAGGGCATTTACCAGTCTCCTCCGATTATCGCTAATCCCGGAGGTATGCTCCCTATTCCTGAGCCTACTCCAGCACCAGAAGTAGAGCTTGCTCCACCTAAGCCTTTGCCAGATACAAAGGAGCCTGCACCAGAACAAACGGAACCTACTGGCATTCCTAGTAGCGATCCCACAAAAACACAGGCTGGAGAAACTGGACCGTTTGACCCAAGTGGCGGACCTGTAGGTGAAGCAACAGAAGAAACAGGAACTGACACACCTGAACCTGCTCCTTCGCCACAAGAAGAATCTGTTTCATCAGGACCGTTTACAGGAACGACATATCAAGAGTTTGTTGAGTGGTTTCCCGGCAGCGCATTAGAAGGACAATTAATATCTTGGTACGAGTCTAAAGGTTTGGAGTATAACCCTAGGCCTAGTCCCGGTTATGAAAGAAACGAAGCAGGCAGATACGTAAACGATGAAGGTCAAGAGTTGTTTTATTGGACAGGCTCTCGCACTGATGAAGAGTACGGAAGAGCAGGATTAGAAGCCGCTGCGGACTACAAAACACTTGCAGATATTGAAGAGTCTTTTCGACAAGACCAAATGCTTCAAAATACTTTTGGTAGTTGGAACAAGTATTCATCTTACATTGTAGAGCGTCAAAACCTTATTGACCAAGGTGTTATTCTTGATAGATGGGAACAAGATTCTCAGCTTTGGGACGAACGTGTTATAAGAGCGTTACAAAATCGTGGTGGGCCTAATTCTTTAAAAATAAGCAATCTTGTTTCAGAAGAAATGGATCGACGTACAGGTATTGATGTTAACGCAGAGCAAGGGTTACGCGATTCTTTTGGTATTCCTCAAGCCATGTTTAACTCAGATGGTGATGAGTTTGTTTGGAACGGTAGTGGCTGGACGCTGGCCGAAGAAGCTGAAGACATAGGCATAGGAGAGATTGCTCAGTTAGGTTTTGTTGTTGCTCTTAGCGTGTTAGGTACTCCGGCATTAGCGTCTTCATTAACGTCAGTACTTGGCGCTACTGGGGCTAATCTTGCTGCTTCTTCAATTATTAACGCTGCAACTCAGTTAATGACTACCGGTGAAATAGATATTAAGGATGCGTTACGCTCTGGGGCAACATCAGTCCTTACTGGAGCAGCGTTAGATGCTATTGAAGATTCAGGTATTTACGACAGCCTCCAAAACGCTGTAGGCGGCACAACAACAGACCAGCTACTAGACGTTGATGGTAATGTTATTGGGGAAGCAGTCTACAACAGCAGCGGCCAGCTTATTTCGTCAACTGGTTTGTCAACTGATGCGTGGATGACTCACCTAACAGAATTGGGTGGTTCTCTACGGGAGCAACAAAGTGTTGTAGATCAGTTAGCTTCTGTTTTGGACGTTGTTCCTGACTGGCTCTATGATGCCGGGTTTGAAACAGCAGAGGCTATAAACAATGCTTTTGAGGAAGCTCAGTCAGGCACAGGCACTGGAACAGGCACTGGAACAGGCACTGGCACAGGCACTGGCGAAGGTGCGCCAACAGTCCCTGTAATTGACGGTGTTGAAGACATTTTTGCAAGCGATGCAGAACAAGTAGAAGAACCTGAAGAAGTAGAGCAAGAAACTGAAGAAGCACCGCCAGAAGAAGACATACTTGCTGATACAACACAAGAAGCAACAGGTTTAGAAGAAGGAACAATTACTGAAGATATATTAGGTGAATACCTTGAGCCTATACGTGCTGACATAACAGCATCTGAGGAAAGAATTCTTACTCAAACTCAAGAGTTTCTTGCAAGCGCTTTAGCTAATCTTCCTCCAAACATCAGCCAAGAAGAAGTTAGAGCTATTGTTGAAGAGATTGTTGCAAATGCGCCGCAAGCAGAAACACTATCAGAAGAGCAGGTAGACGTTCTTGTAAACTCTGCTGTAGATGCTGTAAGGGTTGATTTAGAAACAGCAGAAACAGAAAGAGAAGAAATTAGAGCGGGACAAGAAGCTATTAGGACTGAGTTAAGTAGTGATATTCAATCTTTAGAAGACAGACTTAATAGTCTGCCGCCAGAAATTAGAGCTATTGTTGCCGAACAGCTTGAAAATCTTGAAATTACTGACGATATAAGTAGTGTTCGTCAAGCAGTTACTGCGCTTGAAGAAGTAGTAAGCAACATTCAACCGGGTACTACACCTGAGCAAGTTACAGAACAAATAGAACAAGCAGATCTTGTAACATCAACAGAGCTTGAAACAACTGCTGAAGGTTTATTTGCTGCTATTCAAGCTATGGCTGAAGGCCAAACAGTAGCGCTTACTGCAGCACAATCAGAAATGTTAGCTGAAATTGCAGAAGGCGATGCAGAAACAATTGCAAGATTAAGTCAGTTTGAAGGCCAACTAGAAGACTACTTAGAAGAACGTGACATTACTTTTGACACAGTAACTGGTGAGTTGTCTAGTGATATTGAAAGACTCGAAGAACAAGCAGCAGAGTTTGAGCAACAAATAGGAGAACGTTTTGACGAAGCTACACAACAACGTTTAGTATTAGCTCAAAACTTAGCCGCAGTAGATGGCCGTTTTGAAGAACTTAGTGAAACTGATCAACGACAATATGAAGAACTTAATCTAACAATAAATAGTTTAGAAGAAGAGTTTGGTGTTGATTTTGATCGCATTGAAGAAACTCAAAATATTTTACAAGAGTATGCTGAAGAAGAGTTTGGTGCTGTTCGTGAAGACATTGCAGGTCTTGAAGAGCGCATGGATGCTAATGCTATTGAACAATTAGCACAGTTAACAGGCTTTAGAGTGGAGTTTTTAGAAGGCATATCAAATGTTGAGGCTGCTGCTATTGCTAGTAGTCGAGGACTAAGCGATCAAATAACTGAAGAAATTACAGGAATTCGTGGTGAAACAGCTGCTCAAATAGAAGGCATGAGCGAACGTTTAACAGAACGTATTAATGAGTATGAAGCACAAACAGGTGAACAACTTGAAATGGCAGAAGAAGAACGTGCTGTTCTTGGTGGTCAACTAGGTACGCTTACTTCAGATGTTGCTCGTGTTGCTGAAGATGTTATACGTGCTAACGGTCGTATTGAAAACATGGACGAAGAAAGCCGTCAACGCTACGACGAACTTGGTCTTAGTATTGATGAGTTAAGCTTACGTGTTGGTGTTAATTTAGAAGCGCTTCAAGAAGGTATGTTAACTCAAGAATCTGCTATGCGTGAGTTAATCGAAGAAACAGCACAACAAACAGAAGAGCGTGTTGGTGTTCAAATAACAGGTCTTGGCGAACAAATAGCAGGTCTTGGCGAAGGTGTTACAGGTCTTGGTCAAGCGCTAGGTATAGGCTTGTTAGGTCTTGCAGGTGCTCAGCCTACAGCGCAGGAAATTGCAGCAGCAATGCCACGACAGCCTGTGAAGTTTGATCCGTTCCTTAAAGGTCTTAGTCCGTTCCAACCATTAACGCCGTTGTCGCTAAGTCCTATACAAGAAAAAGACGCAACAAGTGAACTTAATAAATTTATTGGCAGACAAACAGGAATGCTGGTATGACATATCTTAACCTTATGAACAATGTACTACGCAGACTTCGTGAAGAGGAAACATCGTCTGTTACCAGTACAACCTACGTTAAAATGGTAGGTGACTTTATTAATGATGCTAAGACACTGGTCGGTCAGGCAGCTGATTGGTCTGCGTTGCGTGAGACTTTAACAATATCTACTACTGCGTCAGATAACACATACTCTCTGACAGGCGGTGGTGACAACATCAAAGTTATGTCAATGCTTAACGATACTCAAAACTGTTTTATGGAGTATCAAACTAAAGATTGGTTTAACGAGCAGTTGTATATTAGCAGCGCAGCAGAAGGCACACCACGGTACTTTACCTATAACGGTCTAGACTCTAGTGGTGACACACAGATCCTTGTAGGCCCAACACCAGACGGTGTGTACAGTATTCGTGTAGACACTGTTAAGCGACAAGCAGACTTGAGTGCTAACACTGATGAGTTGCTTATTCCTGCTATGCCAGTGATACACCTTGCTGTAGCGTTGTTAACACGTGAACGTGGTGAGACAGGCGGCACGTCTACTGCTGAGTACTTTACTATTGCTAACCAGTACTTGTCTGACGCTATTGCTATAGACGCAGCAAAGCACCCTGAAGAGATGGTATTTAGGACTATCTGATATGGCTCAAGAACTTAAGAGTATTAATCTTGTAGCTCCGGCGTTCAAAGGTGTTAACACCGAAGACTCGCCGTTGGCTCAAGACCCGTCGTTTGCAGAAATTGCAGACAACGCTGTGATTGACAAACGTGGTCGTATTGCTGCACGTAAGGGCCACACTGTTGTAACAACAAACAAGACTGTACTTGGTACTGACTCTTTGTACAGCATCAAAGAATATAGGGACGACGCAGGAAACACCAAAATATTCTCTGTTGGTAACAACAAGATTATTAGCGGTACAACTACACTGGCAGACGAAACTCCCGGTAGCTACACGATTAGTGCTAATGACTGGAAGATTGTAAACTTTAATGACCATTTGTTTTTCTTCCAACGTGGCTATGAGCCTCTTGTTTATTCTAACCATGCTGGCGTTGTAGAGAAAATGTCAACACACACCCACGCTACTGGCGTTGCTAGCACTATGTACGGTCATGAGGTGTTAGCGGCGTATGGTCGTTTGTGGACTGCGGACTTTAGTACTAACAAGTCTACTATCTATTGGTCTGATTTGTTAGACGGTGTTTCATGGTCAGGTGGATCTAGTGGCAACATTGATGTATCTAAGGTCTGGCCTGACGGGTACGACGAGATTGTAGCTTTAGCGGCACACAACGGCCTGTTAATTATCTTTGGTAAGCACAGCATTATTGTGTACGACGGCGCTACTTCTCCTGCTTCTATGACTTTGTCAGATACCGTAGCAGGCATTGGTTGCGTCAACAGGGACACTGTGCAGTACACTGGTACAGACGTATTGTTCTTGTCGCACACAGGACTTAAAAGCTTTGGTAGAACAATACAAGAAAAGTCAATGCCTATCAGCAGTTTATCTGGTAACATTACAAAAGATATTATTGCTGCACTACAGAATGAAACACAGTTCTTTAGATCTGTCTACAGTCCTGAAGAAGGTTTCTACCTGTTAACCTTTACAGGTCAGGATGTAACGTATTGTTTTGACGTACGAGGCACACTAGAGAATGGATCATACCGTGTTACTCGATGGCCGTCAACTAAGTTTACATCGTACACACGATTAGAAGACGGTACGCTACACGTAGGTACAACTAACGGTATTAGTACGTATACAGGCTACAGCGATAACGGTAGTGGTTACAGATTTAAATACTACAGTCCAAGTTTGACATTTGGTGATAGTGCTAGAATTAAAATATTAAAGAAGCTAAAGCCTACACTGGTTGGTGCAAACAACTCAGTTGTATTTATGAAGTGGGCTTATGATTTTGATACAACATACGCAACAACAGAGTTTACGGTAGGTACTCAGATAACTGGGTTTTACGGTGAAAGTGAGTATACAACAGTAGAATTTACAGGTGGTCAGCTAACAAACCAGCGTAGCCTCAACACCACCGGATATGGAACAAGTGTACAGGTAGGTCTAGAGTCAG